CAGGCTCCATCGCGATTACTCGCGGTGTTTCTAGCGTTTTAGGCACAGTAATCACCTTAGCAGGTGGTTCCTGGCCGGGTTCGTGGAAAGTGACATGGCTGGTGTCGTACTGACTCCAGGATGCAGTTACTGTTCCTACAAAAGGAAACAGTGACTCCAGTCGATTGGTCCACTCGCGGTGTAGGTATTTTGCATTACCTATAGTACCGCTTGCTGTGGAACCAGTCCCATGCTTGGGCATGAACTCCCCTCGCCAGACCTTACGGTCTAGCTCGGACCAGAGATCCCGCCCAAGGAGATGACATATACGGTCAAAGTCCAGCTTATCACTAAGCTGGAAATACCAATCGTCATCGCCCACCTCCAACTCACATTGGATGAACTTCTGTAGCGCGGCCGTTGTTCTGTCATTTGAACAGTCCAACTTGATCTTGGCGAACATCAGCGTTAGCTGGCGTACCGCCCAGATTGCCGAACTACTAGGATTATCCAATAGTTCACCAGTCCTACGGTTGAACACCTGATCTAGGAAACCTCCGAGAAATCGGGGGGTACCTAGATGTTTGCCAAAACTAGCAAACATCGAGGGATCGACTCGTCCTAAGTCAAGGGCCTTTGTAAAGTCCTTGCCAAAGCGAGCCAGGGATATCGTCAGAAACGACATTCCTTCATGTTCAACACGCTGCTTGATCGTTTTAAGATCAAGCTGGGTACTAGTGCCGCATCGATCCCCAAGTTCCTTGAGGATCAGCTGATAGAATGACATAAGGCTTTTCAAGACGGCTCCTTTCTGGGGCCTATTCTTCCAATAGCTTTATGTCACTTCACCTCACAAGTGAGAGTTAGCTCTCACCGCCAAGAAGCTTCAGCAGAACTGCTGCGCTCGAGGCATTGAGCTGACCGATTGCGCCATCGAAGATGGCCTTCTTGTCAGCTGCCGTGTAGCCCGTGTTCGAAAACTCGAACGCGATCATCACAACCCCACCAACCTCACGGTTGAGTGCGGGCTGCGTCGGGTCCGGAATCGTCTTAGAGACGTTGATCCGGAACTCGTCTCGGACCTTCTTGTTGTTGTAGAAATGCCTCGCTCGAAGCGAGGTCAGTCCATCAGCAGCACGATAGGTCGCATCCGCTCCATCCGTAGAAGTACGGGGAAGAGGGATAGCGGTTCCCGAGATAGTCACGGTCTGAGGATCAGTAAACATAATAGCATCATTCTTTCAGATTGGTGTTGGTCAGCAACCCCTGACCGGGTTTCTCTGCTTGGGGTTTTCTCCCCATCAGAACCTTGAGGTACGGCCTAGGCCGAGTGCTACAAGGATGGCGCTTTGAGTTTCCGTTAGGTCACTCCAGGTAACGCCGAACCCATAAGGGAATGCATGTGCGCGAGCTTTACGCTCGTACCTAACAGTCGTTTCAATGCGACTGATCGGGACGTCAGAATACCCTCTTGAAGCGGTAATCCGATTTCCCGTGAGAATGTAATCATTCTCAATTTTGGTATGGTGCATAATGTACCCGTACTGCATTACAATTCTATCCGATCCCATACGGGAGAGGTTTGATACTGCCGATCCGACATTAACAAACCAATCGAATAGCCAAGTCCACGCTGATAGATTCCAGATAACTTCTGGAGTGGGTTTTACACCGAAGAGACGATCAGTCTCATCGATAACTCTTATGGACTTCTCAAGCAATGTATCTCCTTGCGGAATATACTGCTGAAAAGCCCCAGAGAACCACCACTCGGACTCAGTCCGAGTGACCCTTGTCAACGTGCCTGAAGAGA